ATATGTGGTTATATATTGTTCTTCATTTTCGAAAGGCATGTTTTTTATTGTTTCTACATGTCTATCGTATTTGTTACCAACTTCATATTTTACAAAAGAACATTCTATTTCATTCATATCAACTGGTTTAAAACTAGAAAATAAAGTTTTGTTGATAATTCTTTCGAATTCTTCATTGTACTTTAATTTTACTCTAAACCACTTTCTCTTATGTAATATTCCATCAACTTCTTTCTCTGCTTCTTCAAAATACAAATTATCTTTGTTTTCTGAAATCAATTTATTACATAATTCTTTTGTTAAAATATTTTTAGAATCGAAAAATTTATCTTTTCTAAATTCACCACCTACAAAATATGTCCAACATATTGTGTGATATGGTTTTAACAATAATTCGTAACCTTGTTGTTCTAATCCTTTTGCTTTTGAATTTAATGAATCTAAACTTCTAAGTTCAGCATATTCATAAATCGATAAACAACAATTTTCATTTGAGATTAATTTTGCATAATCTTCAAATTTTGAATAATTTTCATCTTCATAGGTATCCATAAAGATACCATCAAATTTTTTACTAAGAGTTGGGATTACATCTACCCAATCTCCGAAGATAATTTCTACATTATCTTTATTTTTTGCCCACTCAACTGCTGTATCATAAATTTGTTTATTTACTTCGATACAAGTGTAACTCTTAACACCCATAGAATAAAATCTATCAGCAGAGTATCCTAAACCAAAACCAACATCTAAAATATGTCCACCACTCTTACCAACCACATTACAAAATTCTTCAGTAATTGGTTTGGCTATTTTATCCATAACAATACCTTTATTTTTGATACCATCAGAATAAAATATTCTATCCTTTGTTATCGTAACCTTTTTATTTTTCAAATTTTAAAATAAATCGTCCCAATCCTCACCTTCGTTTGCCTTAGAGTAATCGGTTGGTCTAATAGCGAAGAAATCGGTGTGAGTGTGTCCACCAGTCAAATGATAGAACCATTCTAAATTTTGAGATTTGTTTTTATCAAATTCAAAAATTGGTTCATATCCTAATTCTTTTAACTTTGTATTTGTTCTTTCTTTGATGAATTCTTTTAAATCTTCTGCTTTGAGATTTTCCAAATCACCCATCTCGAACATCTTATCAATAAATTTAGTTTCGAGTTCTACAATTAATTTTGAAGCTTCCTCGATGGAATCTTTACATTCTTCTAACAACTCTGGATATTCATCACACATATGTCTGAATAATTGACAACCCATTCTTGAATGTAGAGATTCATCTCTTACACTCCACTTCATTTGTTGTCCGATTCCTTTTAATAAGTTTCTCATTTGAAATGAGTACAATACTGCGAATGAAGAATATAAAGATACTCCTTCAGCAAATGCTGAAAAGATTGCTAAACTTCTACCAACCTCTTGTCTTGCTTTTGCATTTGTTTGTAAATCTTCATGTTTCCACTCAGCAGTTGTAGATGTTAGGAGTTCGAACTTCTCTGCGATTGCAGGTTCATGCAAAAATGCTTCGAAGTCCTCTAATCCTAATGTTTCATTTAAGTATGAATAAGCAGTAGCGTGAATAGTTTCTTGTGAACCAAACATCATAGCCATTTGTCTAATCTCATGTTTCGGAAACCAATCAGTAACCATGTTTGTCCAATAATCAGAAACTGCACATTCAGTTTGAGCAAATCCAAGTAAGATATTCCCTACCAAATTCTTTTCCGCAGGAGTTAGTTTTTCGTTCCAATCCTTAACATCCATTTGCATGGGTATCTCGGTATGAAGCCAAAATGCTTGTGCCTGTTTCAACCAACCTTCTGTGTAATAGATTGGGTACTCGAATGGTTTGAAAGGGATTCTTTCTTGAAATAGTTTACTCATGATATAACTTTATTTGTTTTCTTCTACTGATGCTTTTCTATAATCTGTTACTAATTTTTTGATTTCACCAATTGCTTTTCTTGCTCTTGATTTAGCTGCTTTTGATGAACCATTGTGTTCTGATTCGAATTGAGTATATAACTCTTGAATTTGTTCGAAAATTTCTTGTGAATTTGCCATAAATTGTCCTTTTTTAAATTGTGTTCTTGAAGTGACCAACAAAGTGGTCGTGTTTATAATTATTGTATATATTGAAAAACGAAAAGAATTTCATATTAATTTTGTAAACATTTTTATTTTACCATATATCAGATATTTTATTCGTATCTCTGTTAAAACTTTTTGATACCCTTACCCCATATTTTCTACATACTTTTTATGTAAAAGTTTCTTTGTTTCTAATTGTCCACTTGCTGCCTGTTTCTGAGCAATTACACCATCTGGTGAATGTTGTTCATAAACTTCAATGTAACCTGTATTTGTATTCATTTTACAAGGGAATGTAATTCCATCAGGTCCAAATCTATTTTTCATAATATGTGCTCGAGCAGTATCATTAAGTTTATCTTTTGATTTTCTACTCCAACTCATAATGAAATCAGCATTCATTACTTTTGCATATGAATCAGCAATCTTATCTGCTTCGATAACTTCTGAATCAATGGCTGAACGATTGGTTTGAGATGCTGTCCAAATTGGAATTTCCAATTCACCACTCATACCACGAAGGTCGATGTAAACTCCCCCTTGTTCCGCATAAGTAGAGTCTGTCTTATTGGAATGGGAGAGTAAAAGGTCTGCATAATCTACAATAATAACATCGGGCTTGTTATCTGTTGCAATCATCTTCTCTATGTGTTGTTGTAACTTTTTAACTGTAACACCTTTTGGTGGAAAATACTTAATAAGTAGTTTTCCTTTTAACCCTTCTATTTTACTTCTTACTTCTTCTTTTCTGTCTTTTATATCAACAGATGGTATTTGTGTAAATACAGTATCATATCTTGCACCTACATAGTGTTCTGATAATTCTAATGTATAATGAACTACACTCAAACCTTGTCGAACAGCCGAAGCTCCTATTGCGGTAAGAATCCATGTCTTACCAACACCAGATGGGGCAACAACAACTCCAAGTTCACCAGGTCCTAAACCACCATCCATCAAATCATTGATTGGTTGCCAGTTAGTTGGTACAACATTTCTTTTGAGTTCTGTAACCCTATCTTCAAAACTTTCTATATAATCAGTTCCTAAATCTGTATCATTACCGATTTTAGTTGCTTTATCAACTAAATCTTTAATTCTATCATAATTTCCTGCTTTTAATAAATCTACTGATTGTAGAATAACTCCTTTTAGATTTTGGTTTATACAAAAGTTTGTAAATTCATTTTTAATGTAATCTAAATCAACATTACCGATTTGAGTAAAAACATGACGGAGTTGTTCCACCACGGTTTTCTTTAAAATCTCATTATCTAATTTTGCTAATTGTCCTTTGAATACATCAAGGGTAGGAGGTTTTTTATAATCTTCATGATACAAAAGTATTTCTGATACAATCCATTTGTTTGCATCGTTCTCAAAAAACTTAGAAGTTGCAACTTCAGATATCGTATCTAAAAACTTACCATCTGTAAGTAATGCTGATACAACCTTAGATTGAAAAGATTGTCCATATTTTGATAAAGTATCTATATCCTGCATTTATTGACTCTATTTATAACTACAAATATACGAAAAATATTTTTAAAATCCAAATTATTTTGTAATAATATTTCCAAAAGTAATTTTTAACCAATCATTTATATCACCAAAGTTATTTACAACTTTATATTTTAATAAAATTTTTAAGAAATCAATTTTATTAAGTGGTTTAACTTCCTCATTAAATCTATCTAAAACTTTCATTTTTATCTGACCCGATATATCAACATCTTTCAATTGCATTAATTTTTCGTTTAGATATATTTGTTTCTTGGCTTTTAAAATATCATTGTATATTTTTATTTTTCCTTTTGTTTCTTCTACCTTTTGTTCAGTTAATTCAAATAAATCATCAACTGAAATTTCTTTTTCTTCTGTTATCTCTGGAAATCTTTTGATTAAAGTTTTTATACCACAACCATAAACTCCAGGTATATTATCAGATTTATCACCATCAAGAACTCGATATACTAAAATATTTTTAGCATCGATTCCATATTCTTCAAAAACTGATTTTCTATTATATATTTTCTTTTTGGTTGGTGACCAGACAATAGTAGTATCATTGACTAATTGAAGGAAATCCTTATCAGTTGACATTACTACTGCCTGTTCTTTATCTTTAAGAATGTGTGTAGTGATATAAGCCATAACATCATCAGCTTCAACTCCATCATAAATCATAGTTGTGATAGGTAATCCATCTAACATTTCGTTTAACCAAACGAATTGTCTTTTCATAGATTCTCTTTCATCCTCATCATTCATTAAATCTGAATATGCACGATTTACTCTAAGTTTATTCTTATCTCTGTTTGCCTTATATCCACTAAATTGTTTCTTTCTTTTTACAGAGCCACCCTTACCATCAAACACTACAACAACCCTAGTCGGTTGAATTTGTCTAATTGCATATCCAATAGATTTAAGAGCACCAGTTACACCACCAACATGGTCACCATCATCATTCATTGTAGGAATGGATGACCAACATCTGATAAATGTATTTAAACCATCGATAATTAAAACTCTATCGTTTTGTTTTCTATCGATATTTTGGTCACGGTCTCTTTCAACCGAATCTAGTATGTTTTTGTAGAGTTCTTTCATAATACTTCTTTTATATCTTCTGCAAAGTAATCTTCAAGTGTGTTCAATCTATCATCTGCATCTACCAACATTGTTAATGCCTCTTCAGCATTTTTGTAGAAATCTTCAGTAGAGTGGTCACCAATACCAACTGCTTCGTTTCCAAGAAGTTCTAGTGAAAGTAGTGCCTTGGATTTATCTGCTTCGGCACTTTTTTTCAACATTTCATATAAAAATTTATTCATATTACTTAAATTTATTCTGTGCTACCTTCTACATCAAGTTCCATTGAATCAATATCAAGTGTATCTGATTTATATTGTAAGATAGATTCTTCACAAATCTTTTTGTAGATTTGTTCTCGAACATCTTCTCTATCTTCCATCAAACCAATAAATTCTTTTGATTGGAATTTAATCTCTTCACCTGTATCGGTATCAACATAAGTGTACCAGGCACCAGCTTGTTTTACTAATTTATTTTCTTTCATTACCTTTAACCAAGAACCATAGTTATCGATTCCTCTATCAAAATAGATTTCAAAATCTGCTGCTCTTAGTGGAGGTCCCATTCGGTTTTTAACAACCTGACAACGAACTTTCATACCAACAACTTTATCGTTGCCGTTTACCTTCATTTTGATTTGTCCCATTCCTTTTAATCTCAATCTTACAGAGGCATGGAATGCAAGAGCTTTTCCACCACTTGTTGTCCAAGGGTCTCCAAAAGGCATTGCGTTCATTTTTTGTCTTAATTGGTTGGTAAATACCAAAGTGATTTTCTGTCTACCAATCATATTGGTAATTTTTCTCATCGCCTTCGATATGATAATTGCTTTATCAGTAGCATATCCATCTTTGTTGTAATCAGAAGCCAACTCATTCTTAGTTGATGCTGCTGCAACTGAATCTACTACAATAGTGACCAATTTATCTCTATCGGTAGTTCTCACCTTCTCGATGATAGTTTCTGTAAAATCAAAGATTTGTTCAACTGAATCTGCTGATACATAAAGAAGTTTAGAGACGTCAACACCGATAGCCTCTAAGAATTCTCTACTTACTGCAGTTTCTGTGTCAATCAATACCGCAACACCATTTTGTTTTTGTGTTTCTGCTAATAAATGTGCAGATAGTAGTGATTTTCCACTTTGTTCCAAACCTGTAACTTCTGTGATTCTACCAACAGGTAAACCACCATAAGGACGATTAGAAACAGCAACATCCAACATAGCACAACCAGTCGATATCCACCCTTCTACATTTGTAGGTGCTTCATCTGAATCAAGGAAGTATGCTACTTTTTGGTCTTTGGAATATTTGTTAAGCTCACCTGCAAGAACATCTGCTAGGTCAAGCTCTTTTGCTTTCTTTTTCGCCATATAGTTTGATATTAATTGTTAAACAAGTCATCGAATGCAGCTGCAACATCATCAGTTTTCTTAGAATCTGATTTTGTTTCTACTGAACCACCCATATCATGAGATGTTGTAGTAGTTTCTGTTTTTGGTGTAGAAAGAGTTTCTTGAGAAACTGAGTCATCTTTACCTTCTGCAGTTGGATTCAACCATCCTTCAAGAACTGATTTTAATTCATCATAAGATAATTCAGAATATAAATCTGTAATTTCAGTTTGTGATTCAATAAATGAAGTTGCCTTATCTGTATCCTCACTCAATGGTGTTTCACTTGGTTTAACTCTAATAGTGGTAGTTGGATAAGTAGTACCAGCCTGTTCTGCTGATTTGTATTCGATTGTTAAATCTCTACCACTTGTTGGGTCGGTGATATCACCATAATCTGGGTCTGCAATATAACCAAGAATCTCTTGATATACAGTTTTACCAAATCCCCAAAATCTAACTCCTTCACCTTCTTCACCTCTAACGATAACAGGTACAAAAGTTCTTAACTTTGGTTCCATAGCTTTTGCAGCTTTCCAATCATCTTTATCTCCCATTCTTTTTAGTTTATCTGCAAACTCTACAATAGGGTCTGGTCTACCAAAAGATTGTGGTGATAAATAAGTTTTGTTGTTAATGTTATAGTGAAAATAAAGTTCAATGAAAGGATTATCTCTGTTGAACTTATAGGGAACGATTCTTACAGTATGTTTCCCTGGTGTTGGTTTCCACAAAGCATCTGTTTTTCTTTGTGTGTTTTGTAGTTTGTTCAGTCTACTTCTGATTGCATTAATGTCTAGTGCCATAATTACTCCTTTTAAATGTTATTAAATTAAATTTTAAGTTTAAGTTTTGAGTGTTAAACTTACAACACTCGGTGTATATATAAATATAACAAAACTCAAAAAATACACCGAATTTTTGAGTTATTTTAATCTTTTATTTTGCCCATTTACCATTAGCAACTAATTGTGCAATGATACCATAAACTGATAAATCTTGGAATGTATCTTCTGATTTTTCTCCTACATTATCTTTCTTTCCAAGTACTACCAATTGTTTTAATCTTTGAACTTTATCATTCATTCTAAACCAAAGACCTGTTAGTGCAACATTTCTATCTTCTTCTTTTACCAAATCAGAACCAACAGAAATATTATCTGGCCCATAGTTTGATTGTTTTAAACAAAATAGTTCATATTGAGTGAACATTATTCTTTTAAATTCTTGTGTCATCTCAGGCCATTGTTTTTCCATCTC